ATTCATTTAATGAACAGATGGCTAAGTTTGAATTTACAGACACAGCTAAATATGGTGAACTACTTAAGGAGAAAGATGAACTTATGTCAAGGGTTGTATTTAAAGACGAAAGGCTTGGACACAATTGGACTTTCGGGGAAATATACAACACAACAAAAAAGAAGGGTGTAGCCTTCCAAGGTAACTATGGTGTTGCGCATGATGAGATTGTTAAGAAACAAGAAACTGTAACAAGTAAACTATTAAAAGAAGATAGCTTTAAAGAAAGAAATAAAAGTAAACTATTAAAGTTTAATCCTTTCTCAAGAGACTTCTATGGGTATGATGTAGGTAGGTATGTTGGTAATGCTATTGAGGATCATGGTAGGCTTATGAACTTCTTGACACACCTAGAGAAAACTGGTGATGTTGGTTTAGCTTCAGCACGTACAAAACAATTCCTATTTGATTACAGTAACTTGACAGATTTTGAAAAAGGATTCATGCGTAGAGTTATTCCATTCTATTCGTTTACCCGTTTCAACCTTGAGGCTCAAGTTAAGACATTAATTGAAACACCAGGTAAAACAGCTTCACAGATTAAAGCAATGCGTACATTTACTGATGTATTTTCAGATGATGATTTAACAGAGGAAGATAAGGATTTACTACCGAGCTGGATGAAAAGAGGTTTCTACTATATGAAGAAACAAGAGGATGGTACACTTAAATCAATATCTGTAATTGATAACCCTATCTATCAACCAATACAGGCATTCTCTGCACAAGGTATACTTGGTTCAATATCTCCACTTATTCGTACTCCAATTGAACAGGCTTCAGGTTATGATATGTATCAAGGTAAGGTATTCTCTGAAGCAACAAATGCTTCAATGTATAAATATGCACCTAAGTTTATTAAAGACTATATTGGTTATGATGAATTAGAATTTGAGGATGCTAATGGTAAGATGCAAGAGTGGTCTGTATCTGCTAGACCAAGTAGAATGAATCTATTAAATAATACACCACTAACTTCTAAGGTTCTTGGATCATTAAGAACAATGAATAATGCTAAACTGTCTAAAGAAGAACGTCAGTCGTCATTCTGGTTGGGTACATCTTATCAAAATGTTGATATGGAAAAGGTACTTAAATATGAAGAACGTGAAACAATAAAGGCTTATGAAGATGTGTTAAACACTTATGGTGTTATTGGTAAATTTAAAAAGAACTATATTAAAAAAGATGAAGAAGAAAACACCGACTAGGGTGTTTTTTTATTGTGTTATAATTCCAATAACATCTTCTTCCATCATTAAGTTATATACCTTACCATTGACACTCATTGATGAATACATTTCTCGTCTGAATAAGATGATATCATTAACATTGTATTTACTTCTGCTAAACCATTTATTCTTATTGCTAACATTTACAATCCTACCGTAATAAGGTTTATCTTCTGCAGAAAGGTTAAGTGCATAACCCTCAACCTCTGGTTCATATGGTTCAACAAATAGATAACCTTTTTCCAGTTGAATGTTTTCTATTTTGATAATCATATAGTTAGTTTTCTTCAGAATCTTCTGATGGTGTACCTACCCCGGCTGCTTCATTTACTTCAAAATCAACATCACCTTCAAACTCAACTTCACCCTCAACTTGTTCCAATTCAACTTCATCATTTGCTGGAACAATAATTGGATGAGCTACGATTTTTATGTTGTATTTTTCTTGTAGTACAACTAGTTCCTTATTAAATTCCTCTACTTTATTTTTAAATTCTTCAATTCGATTTGACATATTTTAATTAATTAAATTTGTTAATAATAATTGTGTTACTCATTGCTGAGATAAGCCCAATAGATACTGATATAGCATTAATGAGTGATTGTTCAACTGCTGTATATGAATCAAATATCCCTGCTTCTAACATGTTAACTGTTTCAAGTGTTGCTGCATCAAGCCCGTTGTATTCATCGTACTGACCAGTAAATTCTTTGTTACAGTTCTCATGTATTTGTTTAATGTTTGCTGTACAGATTTCATACATAAGTGAACCTAGATAATCTGATGGTGACTTAAGATAAATAGAATGTAAAGCTGTTCCACCACCTGGTAAGTATCCATGGATCTTTGCCTTTGATGTGGCCAGGATGGCATCATCAAACCTTAGTTTACGTTGGTTACGTTCTATTACTGAATTACCACCAACAGCTAATGTTACAACACCAGATGTCATTGAAGATAAACGATACTTAATTTCTATATCCTCAGATTCATTGTACATACTTCTAAGTGTATCAATACGTTTAGATCTTGTTTCTGGTTCTTCATCTTTGTTTATAATAACACGTGCCATGTTTCCACTAACCATGTCTGTTGAACCTATAAAAGAAAAAACGTCATTTTGATTAATTCTACCAGATGTCTTTGAGAATATAGGACATCCAATGTATGCTGCAATGTCTTTTATTTCTTCTGTGTTATCAAACTGTAGTGGTAATACATTAATGCCGTTTTCAGATGATTGAATGTTAAGAAGTAAATCTTGTGTTTTACCCTGGAACTTATTTGCAACAATGATAATGTCCTTATGTTGTTTAGCAAGTTCTTGTACTATGATATTTATATCTTCATTGTAGAATAACGTACCATCAGTAATAAATATAGCACTTCTTTCATACATGAGATGAGTACCCTTATTTAGAAATTCAGTTGATGGTATTGCACCAATCTTTATAAACCCACCATCAAACTTGATATTTGGTTTCTGAGAATTCATGTCAATGTTGACAGTACCAAACTCACCTGCCTTTGATATTACATCAACAGACATTTCAGCGATATCCTTATCATTATTAGATGAGATGTAAGCGATCTTTAAGAGGTCTTCTTTTTTACTTCCATCTATTTTAATTCTTTCTAATTCAGACAATAGGTAAACCTCAATGTCCTTTAGAGAACTGATGAAATCAAAATGGCTCATCTCACTATTAATAAAGGACATTAGTATTTTACCAATGAGAAGTATTGTTGTACTTGTTGCGTCACCAGCCTCCTTTTCTGTTTGCTTTGAGGCTTTCACAATTGTGTCAATGATAAGTGCTTGAAGTTCATTCTTTGGTTTGAAGTTATTAGATATTGTTGCCCCATCATTTGTAATTATGGGCTCACCATCCGCACCTCTGAATAGAACATCCCCCCCCCTCGGTGACATTGTTTTTGCAATTGGTGTTACTATTGTTTCAATAGCTTCAATAATATCATCCTTATCAAATCTTAAATTACAATTTTCTGTATACATAATTATTTTAGTGTTAGTGTTATTTCAGCCCTGTGTTTTGCTTTCGGTTGAAATATTGTGTCGTATGTTGTTTCAATTGATTCAATGTCTTCAATTATTCCCCAATCCATTAAATTGAATAGTAGTTGTTCTTTCTTTATTTCAACAAAGCTATCTGATTCAATTTCATTTTGATAGAATAATATGTGTATGCATTCAACGTCAAGAGGAGTTTTGGTTACCTCTTGCTCATCTAATTGATCTGCTATTGATGCAATATTATTCTCGTAAATCGTTATTTTCATTTTCCTTTTCCATGTCTCTATCCAAGACATCATTTACTATATCTGATAATGTTTTCCCTGTTTTCTGTGATTTAGTTTTATAAAACTTTTTAGTCTCCTTAGGTACTCTTAAGTTCACTTTGTCGTCTCTTTGTACTGTCTTCATATTTAAATTGTCCTTCTTAGGAACATGTCAAGTTTAGCATATTTTGGCATTAAAGTCAATCAATATAACAATATACCACAATATTAATAATCTTACCATGTGGGCTAATTAGGTATTTTAAGGTGTTAATTTATAAGGGTTTTCGAGCTGTCAAGTCTACTTAGCAAGGTTAACACATTGCTGTAATAGATCATCATAATCACTTCTACTGTAATCCTTTTTATCTACAAGATTATTGAAGCCATCAGTTACCTCTTTCATTGAGTATTTGTTTTCAATACAGGTTGAAAAGAATGATACTATTGATGATTGACTTGGTTTTGATGCTGATATTCTATTGAAGTTTCTTTTTATTCTTTCCATTTTGTTTCTTAATTATATTCCAATCACTTGTGTGTTTTCCGCCCCACTCATACCAGTCTTGTTTTTTTACTAACATTATCCTTTTCATTGCCCAAGAAACCAAGTAGGTTAATGGTTCATGATGACTAACATCCTCTGGTATAATTGTAACACCAATATTACTTAGTAAAAGTAAACAGTAATGAATCAGTTCATGTGCAATAACAGGGTAATTGTTTGGTGTTTTTCCTATATACATTATTTTAGGAATGTTACCTTTATTAACATATACAAATCCAGCAGGAGAACCAGTGTAATTTATTAATTCTTCCCTATCCTCTGGATATTCTTGTATCAAATACTTAATGCACTCACCAAAGTCACCATATAAAATAATAAGTTGTTGGTCGTAGGGTTCAAATATTAACTCAATACCGTATAGTTTTTTATCTTTCATATTATGACTTTAAAGATTCTTCTTTTAGTATTCTAATTATTATCTTTCTTTGTTTAACCACCTGATTAAATACGTCTGATATATAATTTCTATCATTTTTTACAAAGACATCACTACACCACATTTTTCCATTAATTATAAAACCGATATCAAAAGATATACCACTACATTCATCTGTTTTAAATTGGTAAAATGAACAGTAAGGTATAGCAGTAGTTCCCTCTGCCATATATTCTATGCTCTTTATTATCTCAGGTAATGCTTCAATATATTTACCATGATTAAGTAATTTATTTATTTTATCTACATCTTCTAAAAAAATCTTTTCCATATTATTGTTTCTTAATTTCATAATGATAATCTAAATCTAATTGACTTATTGTTATTTCACAGCGTGGTTTTCCAATCCTGTCAAGATGTGTTTCGTGGTATGATGTATATGCATACCTATCATCATCTATAATATCTGCACCCTGTAGAGCATCTAAGAACATCTTTTCTATTGCCGATCTAACATTATGTCCATCAGTACCATCTCTTTTAATGTATACCTTATAATCCACATGATAACCATTTACTTGACTTAACTTCTCCCCACCATTTGTGGATAATATTAAATCTTTGTTCTTTAAAATTAATTCGTGTATCTTCTTTTTCATTGTTGCATAGGCAGATGTTGTTTCACCACCCTTAACAAATGTATTTGATGCACCTATCATCCAGTTCATTCCGATGAGAGGATTCTTTTTTGCACGAGGTACAAAATCCTTATAATATATTGGTACAGTTAATTGTATCATGAATCCATTGTAGCACATTTTAGTAAATAATGCAAGTAAAAAGAGGTACAATATGTACCCCTATTTTTTAAATTATGAAGACAATAAACAGATTAAATTCCAGATAAAGTGGAAAAGAACAACAAGCCAATACTTCTTTGTATCAAGAAATATTCTACCCATAGCTATACCGAATACAAATTGATATGCTAGCGGGTTAGGTGATTGAAAATGTATGAATCCAAATATTGCAGATGATAATATCCACATATGGTCTCTATATAGAGGTGCAAACTTATCAATAAATGTTAATGGTAAATACCTAAAGATTAATTCCTCAGCAAGTGGTGCAACAATAAGAAGTGCAAATACCTTACTGTCATAAAGTGGAGCTGCTACATACATATAAACTAAGTAGCCTACAAAATACAAGATTGCTTTTTTCATTTGTTAAATGTTTAAAGGTTTAAAGATAATTGTTTACCATGCGTACACATCGGACATAATAATTCTGTTAAGGTATATAAATGTATATCCATTGCGAAATCATTATCCCAATCTATCCAGTGATCTTTATCGTAAAGCATAAGGTGTTCGCTACATACATGAGCTACTGGTCTACGTTTAGATAGTATTTCTCTTTCATAATACGCAAACCATTCATCCTTGTCGGTATTCCACACACCAGTGCCCCTTACGAAAAATTCATAGAACATGCCAGACCTTAAAAGTTCTTCATATTCTATTTTTGCCATTATTCTTTGTTCGTTACTCATTGTATTAAATTGTTTAATGTAAATCTAAAGGAAGTATAGCATATTCCAATAAAAAAAGCAAGTGTAATAACAGTGTATACTTGATTTTTTAAAGAAAAAAAGCAACCCTATTGGCTACTCTGTTTCTAGAAATCCAGGATACATTAAACGCATTTCATTCAGTCTATCTTTCATTGTTATATTCTTCTTGTCAAGTCTCTTCTTTATTTCAATGTAATCTTTTTGTACCTTTGAAATAAACTCTTCATGTTTAAATTGACTCATACCCATCTTCATATAATTCATCTAGTATACTTACCAAATTGTTTAACTCATCATTCTTACCCCTATGTATTGGGACACCACAATGTCTTGAATAACCATGATTTTCTTTTATATATTTTATAGCTTCATTAACATCTTTAACAGTACCAGTTTCCCATTCAAAAGCTGGTGCTGTAACTTCATCTACTATTAAATCTAATTTTCCTTTATAATCTATATATTTCATATTACTTTTCAAGTGTTTCTAAAACGGAAACAGTTCGTTCCAAAATGGAACTATGTACACGAAGAGGGACTTGAACCCCCAACAGACTAGGAATAAGCTAGTTGCTCTACCATTGAGCTATTCGTGTATTATTGAAGGTGAGTATTATACCCACCTTCTTTTGTATTTTTAATTATGCTAATGGTACATCAATAACAACTGGGTAATTCAAACCTTTCTTTGAGTAAAGGTAAGCGTAACCAGGCAACGTAGAGAATCCCAATTTTTCTGAATAGTTATTTCCAGTAAAGATAGATGAGAATACACAGACCCTATGGGTAGCTGTATCAGCCTTAATCTTTCTTGTGTGGAGATGACCTTCACAAACAATATTATATACACCAGGAAAACCATATAGGTTAACAATCTCTGCAGCGGATCTCTTAGATATTCCTAAGTGGCCATGAGTAAAGATATAACCAACACCACAAATAAGCCTAGTGATAACATCTGATGACCATTCAACATTGAACTGTTTACCAAATGTACCCTTAACCATGTAGTGAATCCATTGTACAACTTCTCCATCTACATCTTCATTATTGTTTGATGTAGTTCTATCATGATTACCAGCAACAATAAGAACTTCATGAATGTTATTAACCTTCTGTAGAAATTCATTAATAAGTTCATAAGCCTTAATAGTGGCTCTAACACCATAACCATACGCAGCATCAATATTCTTCCAACTGTTGATATGATTTAATCCTGTAAAGGTTTCAATTAGGTCACCGTTAAATACAATAGTATTCTTCTTTGCACCCCTTTCATTTATGTCAATAGCAACTTGGTTTAGTCTATCTCTGATTACAGCTTCATCAAATCTTGGTAGGTTTCTTGTCTCTGGAATGTTTGCCCCAACGTGTAAATCCTGAACAACAGATACTCCATGTTCAATCTTTGCATCAGCAGTCTTTGTAACCGTTACCTTAAGTTTAGATTCAGATAAATAGTCAAGTATTTCAGATTCAAATATTGAACGTCTGTAGTCAAGCTCTGATACCTTCTTAATAGCATTGTCATAGGCTTTCTTTCTTTGCTTACCATCTTCATACTCAATTACTTCACGCATATTCTTTGGAGAATATTTCTCAGCAATTTTATCTGCTATCATTTGAGTGGCTTCTTTTCCACTGACAAGTGATAATGAATAAGGGCTGAATACATCTGAATCTTTTACAAGGTCAAATGTTCTCTTAAGTGATTGCCATTGAATAGCTGTCAAGCCATAATGATTTTGGATCTTAACTTGGCTCATGTTTAAGCCATGTCTTGAATAACGATAGAAAATATCATCAAGTGAATCAAGTGGTAATTCAATCACACCATGCTTATATTTCCATGTAACCATGTTTTCTGTGTCTACTGAGAACGTAGGTTCTTCGTCTTCAACAACAGCCATAACTGAGTTCTGAGAATTAGTCTTTAATGGTTTAAGTGACGGGTCTTTTTTACGCATCACCTTATACCTTGATCTGACACTTTCAGGCTCACGGGTAATTCCTAAGCTATCAAATATATCTGATGATATTGTTTGATATGATTTTCCTGAAGATACACCATCCTTGATAATGTTTTCTTCTTCTTGAGTGTACTTCATATTATTTGTTTTTGTTTTTTAATGTTCTTAAATTCTGCATAATTATAGCATAGTAATTAATATTAGTCAAAAGTTGTCTCTAAAACCTTATTTTTAAATGACTTGACAATATCTGTATTACACGTTGTATTACAACTATTCGTTTTCTGATTTAAATAAATCAGCATGATCGCAGATTTCATCCCATGACAAAGCATCTAACCAATCAAAGTATTCTTGATAATATTTACTAAAAGTATCTGGATCATTTTTAAATTCTTCTCTTAATGATTCTATATGTTTTTCATATTTTGAAAACATAAAGTCATTGAATGTTTTATTATTTTTCATACCTAGTAAGTGTAGCACAAAACAAAAAAGAATACAACTTGACGTCATACTCTTTTTGTGTTATTTAATCAACCTAACAGCGTACTCATTTATAAATTCCGCTCACAAACTAAGTCGCTCGCCATTATAAACTTTGGGTGTCTCGGGCATCCTGATTTGTTGATTCCCTACTGTAATGCCTTGTTCGGGACTGTTTTTTATTGACAGCTTCTTGAGCAAGAGCCTAACGGTTTCCTGACCCAAGAGACCAACAACAAGTTAGTCCAAAAAATTAGCCTACAAGTCTACGTCCTTGTAAGTACGCCATATTCACTTTCCCACTAATGAACAGGTCAACGAAATATAATAAATGAACCTAACCGTGGCACAGTTGTCCGTGCTTCTGCTTGTTCCTTTTTTTAGGTTATAAACTCTAATATATTCCGTAGACCCAACCACAAGGATTAAATCGGATGTTGTCGATGACCGACCGCATTACCACGGTTATTATTTCCATTACTTATATTCTATAAGCTATCGTTTTAAGGAAGTATTCCGCTGGGTGCAAAACCAGATTAAAAAAAGCAGTGATTTACACAGTTTACTCTGCCTGATGAACAGGTTTATGTGGGCAAGGATTTGACTCTTCAAACTTATCATACCAATGATTCGGTTCGATTAGAGTATAGTCACCTTGCATGATGGATATGGCTACCATCCCCAATATGCGTCTACCTATTCCGCCACCACATAAACCTAACCACCATGATTAGATTAGTTACTTACTATAGTAACTTCCACTGTTCTCCTACCCCAAGCAAAAGCCTCTGCTTTTGTCTCAAACCAAATGTCAAAGTTATTCTTATCTCGATAACGAGCATTCATTCTATCTTGACATTCATATGTCTTACCGTTAATTATTACCTCTTGTCCAAACTTAAACCTTGAAGGACAGGCAATAATTCCATATCTGGTACGCTGACCAGATGCGGTAATAAACGGGGTGCTATCGGTTTCATCAACGCTTGATGTATAACCTGATATTTCTGCCATAACTTTTGTTCCATTGACAGCAACAATCTTCTTGGTTGGTAACTCTTTCTTAACTTCTAGTGCGGGTTTTTGATCCACAGTAGGTTGTATAGTTATTATTTCATCATCAACAGTTGTTGCATGTACAATTCTTGGAACTAATATAATGATTAAACCTGATAGTAATACTGTCAAGATAATCATATTTTTTATAAAGCATTTACGCATTTCACTTGGTTATGTGCTACCAAGAAACCAATTATATTTTAGTAAGGATACTACACCCTAGATAAAGAGTATAGCATATTTTACTCTAAAAGTCAATCCTTCCCATTAGAATTGAATTTCCTTAGCTTCCTTCTCTCGTTTCTTTTCTAGCTTCAAATAAGCTGCACTAATTTGTTTTTCACTAAACATCTCAAGTAACTCTGAAACTTCTTCATATGCATTAACCACCCCATCTAAGTAATCATTAGCAATATCATTGTCTAAAATTTTATCATCCAGTATCTTATGAACTAGATTTAAACTCTTTTTAAGGTTGAATAAAATATATGTGTTAGCAGTAACAAATCCTAAAATAACTCCTAAAATAATTTCCATGTTTTAATTTAAATTATACTTTTTAATAATATGCTCAAACTCAACCATATCAAATAGTTCAAGTTCGTAGTGTTTCCATTCCCCCTCAAATACAAATGCATCAAGCCCTTGTATTGTCCAACCAGCCTTCCATAAACAGAAAGCATAATAGTTTGTTTGTAAGGTAAATTCAGATAGTTTGGTTGATGGTAGGTGTTCATACTCAGCAGACATCTTATGTTTCTTGTCTTTAACATCTGCCTTAATGTTTACTTTATAATCACCAACTCTACATATCTTTTTATCCTTGTCAATAATAAGTAACCTATCAACAAAACCACCCATATGATAGGGAACGTATGTAACCAATGGTTCGCATACAACTTCTCCTATCAGTTTTTTCTTCTTAGCCAACTTATCAAAACCCTTTAAGATGTTGTCAAGTATAGCTTTATGTTCTGAATCATTTATTTTAATGAGTTCAATAAGTAGTGGATGCGATGGGTAAGCATAGTTAATATCTTTTGTAACTATACCAGATTTCTTTTTCTTAGCTTCTTTTTTAAGAGCTGCTTGATATCTATATTCAGATATTTTCTCACCATATGTACCATACTTGACAAGAACTTTTCTTGCATAGTTTACTGCCTCTGTAAATAAATCATAGTTTATTGGTAAACCTTTTTGTTTATTTTCAAGTGCATCATGTATTGCCGTACCAAATTGAGAACTTACATTACCACCTTCAGACCACATCTCACTAATTACATTTTCAGGTACTCCCCAATTAATACAATTACTAAGTGCTTGCTGTTTGTTAAATGGTTCTTGAAAGTTTTTCTTAAAGCCAGAACCCCCCTTTAATAATCTATTGTTGAATATTGTCAAGTGTTTTTCAACATTGAACTGTACCTCAACTGATTCTTCAGTATAAGATTGTATATTCTTAATTGCTTCAGAATTCTGGCTTATGATTTTTTTTCTTCTTCCTCTTTCTTGTTAAAGAATACTGATTGTATGTTCCCTAGCTCAACAGCTTTCTTTCCAAAGTATTCTTTAGAAAATTTTTCTGCCCCAGATAAATCAGTTTCATTATCAATATTAAATTCAAGGTCAAACCGTGCTACTTCAAACCTTTCAGATGTTGGTATTGTAGCACCGAATGTAACCTTATTAAGTTTGATAGTCATAGTTTTGTATTAGAAAGGGATATCTGCTGGATCAACTACATCTGGCATTTCAGGTTCATCATATACACCATATCCAGTATCTTCAGCAGGAGCACTAGCTTGTACACCCTCAACCTTTACAGCTTCAAACTTCGGTTGAATAACATCATTGAAATGTGCTAGAAGGAATTTTTGCTTCATTGCTTTTGCAATAGTTTTGTCAGCATCATCAGCTCCTTTAGGTGCACGTTCTGGGTATCCATTAATATGTTTTGCTGTTTTAGTTTCTGCGTCAAATTCAACAAATGAGTCTACAACATGTTTACCCCCTTGTTTAATAGAAAGTTTTGAATAATCTTTACCATCTTTCCATGCAATAAGTGTTGTTTTTTCGTTTACATCTACATTTGCAAATGTACGGAACACCATTTCTGCAGCTTCTGACTCAAGACCCATAGAAATTACAGTATCATTGTCAAGTGTAACATTCAATGTTTTAAACATTACCTTACCATCTTTTTCCACTTCACGAATACGTACATCAGTAACGAACCCTCCAATACCTGATGCAAACCCTCCACCAACAATTTCTTTTGTGCCATCTTTCTTTTCAAATTCTCTTTCTGTATAACCAATTTCTCCTGGTTTAAGTTTTGAGTTGTGAAATACACCTTGTTTGTATTGGTAGTAAGTTTTACCAGAACCACCTGCCATAATAATTTCTGCCATAATAATTTTTAATTAATTAAATAAATAATTTACGTACTTGTTGTACATTTACATCCTAGCATAACTGAGCAAATAAAGCAAGTTATATTATGAAGTTTTCCACAGTGAGTCATCACTGTTCCACCCAACAGCACTTTCATTTGCTTTCTTATTCTTTGTGTAGTCAAGCTCTGATACTTCTTTTTCATATCTTGACAAACAATAATAAGTATCAAATGCCTTAACCCCAAAAGTTCTCTTTAACCTGTTGTCAAAGAACACACGAACTCTACCAACTGAATCACCATCACGATTCTTTTGAACGTGCCAATATGATTCTAGTGGTATCCCTTTAGATAACCTCTCTGCAACTTCATCTTTACTGTGCTCAGACTTTTTATAGATTGCTGTTGAGACAGAGTTATTAATATCACCTGATCCCTTAAATGGGTTAAAATCAGTTGAACCATCTCTTGCTGTTGACTCTGAAATCTGAGACAAGAATATCATTGGAATATTAACCCTTGACATAAGTGTTTGAAACAGCTTTGCTGATTTAGACAAGACATCTCTTTCTGTTCCTGTATCTTGGATAAGTTGTATGTAGTCAAGAAGGAATACATTAGGTTTGTTTACCAACGCTTCTTTTCTTATTGTCAAGAGTATGTTTGATAGTGATGTATTTGTATAGATTGTTGATCCAGAATCTTTTATCTTCTTTGTTATTCTGTTTACCTTTTCAGTTTCTTCGGCTGTACACTGACCCTTTTTAATTTTGTCAGAGTCAACACCAGAGAGTATAGCAATTAATCGTGTTACTATTTGTCTTGGTGACATTTCAAAAGAGAAAAAACAGAACTTACCACCGTCACTAACAATCTTTGCTGCAATGTTTAACATGTCCCAAGTTTTACCTTGTGAACTATATGCTGCAAAACCAATTAGCTGTCCAGGTTGTATTCCATCAAGCATGTAATCTATTTCACTAATACCCATACTAAAACCAAACAGTTTCTTATCATTTAGTTTATATTCCTCAGCACGTTCAAACATATCCTTAATTGCAATGTCAAAGGTTATGTCTTCATTTGTACCAATGATGTTACTCATTGTTGATATTGAGTTTGAGATTAATGTTTCAACATTTGGATCAGTAATTGAATCTTCTACAATTCTTTCAGACAGAGCATGTAGCTTTCTCCTCTTGTACTTATCATCAACAATTGAAATGTAACCATCAAAGGCTAAGCTAGATGAGGATTCTGTTTGCATCATGATATCATTCAATACAGATAGCGATACAGAGTCAACCTTACTATTGATAATGATAGGGTCGATATTCATTGATGATAAATATAACTCAATCATTGTTTGGTAGATGATACCATTGGTTGAATTGTAAAAATGCTGATTTGTTATTTTGTCAATAGCAACAGACATATTACGTGGAGCTAACATTATTGCCCCAAGTAATGACCTCTCTGCATCTAAGTCATATAGTTTTTCTATTGTTGTTGGTTTCATATATCTTTTAAATTATTACACTTACAAACCTCTCCTTCTACAAAGTATTCACACCCGCAACGCTTCCTTAATTCACCACAATGAGCACAGAAACCATAACCATGAACCATTATATTATGCATTGTTTGCTCCAATAACATATTATAAAGTTTATTAAGTAGTTCATTTTTTATATTTTCTTTATTCAGAGTTTTCATATATTATTATAAATATTCCTCCCACTTACTATTATTAATAAATGTTTGAAAGTTTGGTATGTATCTAAATTCACCGTCTGGATATTCCCTTAGCTTCTCTGTGTACATACGAGCCATTGATTCATTCATTTGTCTCATAAGTTCTTCAGTTGCCTTAGGGTGTTTCTTTGTGAAGTTATCATACTCAGTTTCAAGCCCACGTGTTTTCCCCTTTAGTTTTAACCTGTATTTATTTCTAAGATCATCAAACATATCCTTAACAATATTTGATATTGGTTCTGCTGTATTATGTTTAACTGGTTTCTCTGTTACACTTGGTTGTATGCTATTAGCAAGGTGATTAATCTGAACATAGTGCCCAGTTATTTTGCCCTCATCATCCTTTCTCTGTATATCTTCTAACATACCAACAGCAATCAGTTCTTTTTTATACTTAATAACAAATGGTTTAGATTTATTAATACGTTTAGCAATGAATCCTGTTGTTGCTTTAACAATGTAAGATCCTTGCCAGATTGCTACTTCACAGTAAGCTGTATACAAACCAAGTGCTTCAAGTGATGCGTTTTGTAGGATGTTTCTAATTGACACATCTGTTGTGCTTACTATTTTAAATGACATTTTATTTCTTTAATTTATCTATCTTTCTTTGTAAATTAGCTAAACCTCTCCATGCAATAGCAACTTCAACGTGTAATCCATTGTCATCATAATCATGTCCGTTTTCTAAGTCAATGATATGTCTTACTAATGAATCAAGCTCGTCTGCTGATTTACTCTTATCCCAGTGTAATTCTGTTCCAGGATTATGCTTTTCATTTGCTACTAATGAATGATTGGCTACTGCTAGTACTGCTTCTTGAAAATATCCAAGTACTCCCGATGTTACAGGACATTTTTTTCGCTCATCTGATATCAAACCCTTTGCGAAGTTTTCTAGTGGTATTGCTTTCATAATTATTATTAATTAATAGGCTCACGCTTAGTCTCGTTCCAGTCTTTGCGTGAAATTTCGTTGTTAAATCTTTTGACCTTTATGTTTACTGTGGCAAGGTCAACTTCACAGTCATCAAAGCAAATATCTACATCATCTGATTTTTGCTTAATTCTGATTTCATCAGTTTTTAATCCAAGTACCTCGTTCCAATGTCTAGCCCAATCTACCCCTGAGCCTGACCATAGTATCATATGGTATCCTTGTGACTGAAACCATTTATAAACGGCTATCGTTTCGTAGTTCGGTGTATCTCTAATTCCTGTTACTACTGACGGTACTATCAATGTATCATCTATATCAAATGCTATTTTCATAATTATTTCAAATAATCCTTATAACGCTTATCTACTTTTTTTACCAATGCTACAAACTCATTCCATTCTTCATGGGAATATTTTTTAGAGTTAAAAGATATTTCTTTCTTTGAATAGAGGGTATTATCATCTGACCATTTTACTTGTTCTTCTTGGTGGATTTCCATTATAGGTTTTGTTGGTTTTTCTTTTTCTTTGGTTACTAGAGTTATTTTTGTGCAATATCTATTATTTTCTTCGTATCCCACTCCCTTATAAGAAATACCCCAAGAATACTCGTGTCCTAATTTATCATCAGTATTCTCTCCTTTTTTTTCATTTTGACAAATATATACCCGCCCATTTTCCTGTACCGATATTTTAGCGTCGTCAATGTATTCTCCTTCAATCTCACAGGTAACGCTTTTCCCGTGGAGTTTAATTAGTTCTTCGTGTGTTGTTATCATAAGTTTTTATTTATCATAGCAATATGAATGAGTTTGTTCTTCTGGTTTATACCATTTTCTGCAATCATCACAGTATGCATATCCTTGAATTCCTAATAATATTTCAATTCCTTGTTCTATTTTTTCATTCATAGAGTTATTCATTACCTAATAAAATTTTTTGATATTCAGCTACTATTTCAGGATTTTTTTGCCTCCATTCTTTCCAGCTTTTATCTTTTATTACATGTTTAACCCATTCCTTTGATTCATTTTTATATGGAAACGGGTTTTTTTGTTTAGAACACATTTCACATATTTCAAAAGAATCACAATCACAATCTTTTCTATGTCTACATAATAAACCGTCTTCTTTAAAATAAACATAATTTAAATGTTCTGAACAAAAATATCTATCACATCCATGTTCACTGTTTGGTACACCTCCGCAGGCATAAGATACCCCTCTATCTATTTCTTTAAGGCAATCTGGATGTTCACATATGGCAGGTACTCCATACCCAGCAAACCTATATCCACCTGTGTCTTTATTTATTCTGTATACTTGATATCCCATGTTTTTTATTATTCATTACCTAATAATCCCCACTGGTCAGCCATTGCTTCAGCTATACCACTCCAAAATTTACTTCTATTTTTTTGTCTTTCCTTTCCACCCTTATTGAACCAATTACCAACAACTTTTGTACTTTCTGGTTTTTCTAGAATATTTGTAGGTTTTAATTCTGGTAAGTTCTTTAGCCATAAACATGTTTTCTTTTTAAAAGGATGACCAAAATAATACGGTTCAATTATCTGTGTGTATTTTTCTATACCAAACACTTTGCTTTGTACAGGATTTTCAACGCATATTTTATCTATTGGAGCATTTAGTAATTTCATAAAAAAATCTTTTGCTTCCATACCCATAGCTAGCCTTTCTTGGTTTAATACACCATTTGGATAAAGAAATCTTGCACCAGCATTACTTAAGTATGTACAAGGTGGATGAGCTATCATCATATCGTATTTACCACTGTATACTTCTTCTATTGCATCTCCCTGTATATGCCATTCAGGATGTCCTCCACTACAAGGTTGTATGTCACAAGAATATGCTTCATGTCCTTTTTCTCTAAATGCTTTACAAACCGTTTGGCTTTCTTCACATGCTATTATTATTTTCATAATAATTTAGTTACCTAATAATCCCAGAAGCATTTCGCAAAAGTCAGATGATTGATTTAGGAGGTTGTCTTGTGATAGGTTGCAAGTTGTACTTACATCTGTATTAAAATCAGTTACACGAAGAACATTACCAGCTTCAGATAAATCTAATTCAATTTTAATGTCACTTGAATAATCTATCGCCAAAAGTATATCTGCTAGACGGATAGGTTCATATAAAATATACCCACTACCTTCACAATCTAAACACTCTTTTTCTCCAAAACAAGGACATGTAGTATTACAATTAGTAAAATGACTTTCATGCCCACATTGTAAGATTCCTAAACCATCACACGTAGTACATCTATTTTTCTTATGAGGTAGTATCTCATAAATTCGTTCTGCTGTTTTTTCTTGGATTGTCATAGTGTTATTTTTTAATATAATAACTAGATAATTTTGGTAAGTTATTTAATACAAGTTCAATTTCAGAACGAGATACTTTGTTTCGTAACTCTGGTAAATCCATCAATAACGTAATAACTGCTCGTTGAGTTAAACTACTATTTAAAAATGCTTCAAAACCTTTTCCTATACTGATAATAGCTTGTGCTAAAATTTCTGGTGTTTCTGGCTTTTCCTCATTTTTAATTACCTTAATATTTTGTGCTTTTTGTGTTTTTAACTTCATAGTGTTATAAGATTATTTTCGATTAAATAGATAAGCATTTTGGTTCGGGAATTTGCTTCTGTATTAGCAAAAATTAGTATTTTTGTTTCTCCGAGCAAACAATTTGAATATGCTACCTTACAAGTTTTTTTTGTTTCTGTCTCATCATAACCATATTCTAAATAATACTCTTTTTGTTCATCGTTCTCATATTCGTAAATTACTTTTGGCAACATCTCTCCTAGTTCTGCGACAGTGTAGGCATTACATTTTTTTACTAAGTGTATCCATTGTTCATTAGAATTTACAAATCGCTCTGCACTATAAAGCTCTGCCCCTTGATTACCATACAACCAGCCGTATGCACTCTCTTGCTTTACACCAAGCTCCTTTAATTTCTTTGCAAGCTCTAGGCTTACTACTTGTTTTTCTAGTGGCATTATTCTTTTAAGGTTGAGTTATCTGATAAATCATGAAGGGTACTACAATTTTTACAAGAGATATAAACTAAATCTTTTCCATCTTCATCTTCTTTTTCTATTGAGTGTGTAAAGTCTTTATTACTTCCACAGTTCCCACAGATAATATGTAACATTGCTCTTACCATATTATTCTTTTGAGGTTAATAGGTTAATAATATCTTTCATTTTCTTAAAGGCAATTTGATGACCTTCCCACATACTAGGATTTTCCATTTCTACTTGTGGTGGAAGTATGTTGTAAAGAACAAGTTTTTCTTGAAGTTCTTTAATTAGCTTCTCTTCCAATTCAGGTATACGAGAACGGAGGTCTAATATGTGATAATTTCTACCAAGTATTTTACCACTTTCTATAGGGTCTTCTGGCATAAGGTATGGTACATCTACTTCTAATTCTCCTATCCACTCCTCTATTACTTTGTTTATGTTCATATTTATTTAAGCCTAGCGTTGATAATGTCGATGTATTTTTTATCTTGTTCAATCATTATAAATTGTCTCCCTAGTTCTTTACAAGCGACTGCTGTAGTTCCAGAACCTGCAAATGGATCTACAATTATATAATCCTCAGGGAGTATCCCTATTATTCTTTTCATTACTTCTAGTGGCATTTGGCAAGGGTGTTCTGTTTTATCTTTTGAAACATTCTTTACCTGATTTATTTCCCACCAATCGTAAAGTCTAGCTCGCTTTCCTTCTAATATTCTTTTAGCTATACGCTTATCTGTGGGATTCTTATAATCTTGCCCATATTTTTTAAAGTCAGGCTTTATTCCAAAAAATGCAATATCTCTATGCTGTTTTGCTGTATTGGAGTTATATACCCAACTTACTACCTTATCAGGAAATTGCCCTACTTGAAAAGCAATTTTATATATTTCTTCTGGATAATGAATTACTACAAATGGGGCATATTTAAAAATATCATTTAACATTTGATAATATTCATCTACACCCATATTATCTTTATAGTCATTATAGTGATAACCAACATTAAATGGGGGATCAGTAACGATAATAAACTTTCCTTTTATAGTTGGGAGTATTTCTAAACAGTCTCCTTGTATTACTTTGTTTATTTTTGTTTTCATAGGGTTAATCTTTTATAGTTTCTATAAATGGTAATGTACTCCCTAGCTCTCTTTCTTTCAAAACCCATTCACTCCCAGAAAATAACCCGTCATACTTTACTAGCACATTACTATTTGTTTCTGATACAACTGTTCCTGATTTATACGGAAGCCATCGATATCCTTCATATTTAAATACTAATACTTTTTTTTCTTTCATAATCTTAATTTTCTTGAGAAAGTCCTTCTAATAAAGCGTCTGCATAACCAATAGAAAGTTCAATAAATGTATGACTAAAACTATCTCTATTACCTGCCAATAATCCTTGCAAAGCTAATCCTGCAAAGTATTCACGTTTTGTTAGACCTTTATTATCGTGGTTAGAGGTACGTGGGTAAACTAGTTCTTCTCCTTCTTTCATAATCTTAATTTGTATATCCTATGGATATGTTAGTTGTTAATTGATAAATAATTTTTAATTTCTTCAATAGCATCTTCTGGTGATTGATTTTTTGGTAATCATTTCAATATCATCTCTTATGATACCCTCAATACTTTCTTGCTGAGCTTCATCGATAACAGAATAAATATCATTAAGGTAGTAATTTGTTTTAGACACTTTACCTTTTGTTGCATAGTCTAAAACACAAGAATAATCGTGTTCTAGCCTTTCTTTTTCTTCTTGTACCTGCTGTAGAGCTAGAGAAATTTCTTTTTTTATAAAAGATACTAGTGAGGCATAATGAAAACTTTTAATATATTTAGAAAATTCACTTTCTCCCTGTAATTCAAGTAACTTTTCTTCAAATCTTTCTTCCATTGTTGTTTCTTTATTCATAAATCTATTTCAAAAATATTTCTAAATCTTCTTTGTAGTTGTCGAGGACTTTTTGTCGGTCTTCTTCTAAACGGAAAAATAATTCTCCTTTTGATTCGTTGCTATAAAATAATTGATTCTCTTCAGGTTTCATTTTAAAATAATCCCATCCAACAATTTGATATTTCGTTATCTTAAAATTATCCCAATTAACATCATCAAATATCAATCCATTCTCTCGCATGTATACGTGGATACGTCTGATGGCTTTTTGTTTATTTATCATACTTTCAGCCTCTTCTCGAGTTTTATAACAGTTACCTCTTTTAAAATTTTCGTAATCAATATTATCAAGTTCATTTATAGCACTTGATACGTCAATATTATTAAAGTAAAAATATCTTTCATCTACTATTGGTTTCCATCCAATACTACTCTCAATCTTTTTAGGTTGTGAGTTAATAATCTCTTGTAATTGTTCATCGGATACAAGTAATGTTGTTCCGTCTTGTTGTGTTAGTTTTTTCATGTTAGTTATTATTGATTTCTACCAGTTTTCCATTTTCGAGTTTGTACCATGTATCTTCTTTGATTTTCTTTCCGTCAATCATTTCTGCTTTCCAGTCAGTTATCTTATATTCACCATTTACACAATCTCTTTTTGTAATTAGTAAAATCGTTCCTAGTTTTCCACTTAACTTTGAATCTGTTTCAGATATAAGAATACTATTTTTTCCTGCTGATACCTTTGCATAATCTTCTGCTGATACCTTTGCATTATATCCTGCTGATACCTTTGCATTATATCCTGCTGATACCGTTGCATTATTTCCTGCTGATACCGTTGCATTATTTCCTGCTGATACCTTTGCATAATCTTCTGCTGATACCTTTGCATTATATCCTGCTGATACCGTTGCGTAATCTTTTGCTGATACCGTTGCATTATTTCCTGCTGATACCTTTGCATTATATCCTGCTGATACCGTTGCATTATTTCCTGCTGATACCGTTGCGTAATCTTTTGCTGATACCTTTGCATTATTTCCTGCTGATACCTTTGCATTATATCCTGCTGATACCGTTGCATTATTTCCTGCTGATACCGTTGCATTATATCCTGCTGATACCGTTGCGTAATCTTTATAACAACCTGACCCTGTATTATCGCTACCTGTGAGTTCATTGAGAAGAGTTCTTTTTGATGTTTTGTTTTTTATAAATTCAACAAAACCACTAGCTAATGTAGGAATATTTATTGCTAACTTAAGAGAAAATCCTGTTTCTGTTTCTTCTTCGTTAAACATTGGAAAATAATCTAATAATTCAAGAGTTCTAATTTTTTTTCCATTTTTATCTATTAGATTATCTATACCTTTGCTAATTGGATAATATTTTCCCTGATATAATAGTTTATTTGTTTCTTCTGATACTTCAATTTCCAAATCAGAAAAGAGTTTTTCAAGATTAACATAACCAAGATGTTTCATTTCACTATCTCCAACTGTCATTCCTGTATGTTCAAGAAACTTCACAATATAATCTACATACTTCGGATGAATATCTCCGTTACCTTTACCTTTTATTTGTTGGTCTTTCTCCATTGTTGCATGAGGGAGATTATTTTTATCTCTAAGAGAATAAACTTCTACATTTTTACCAAAATATGAAGCAACACAGTGTCGCATAAGCATACCTTCTCTTTTATATGAATTTTCTCCAATCAGTTTTACAATTTTAAAACCATCTTTAAAATCTAATACGGTTTCAATATCAGTATCTAGTTCTATAACACCAAGACCTTTTTTTTGTAGGTTATCATTCCATTTGATAGTTTTTTCGTGTGCTTGGTCATATGACATACGAGCTATTTTAAGGTTTGATTGGCAAAGAAAATCTAAAATATGTTCGACTTCTTCTGTTGACTTTTCTTCTTTTGAAAGTTTTGTTTTTAAAGTGGATTTTACCCATTTTAATACTTCTTCATTTGCACTGATATGTTTTGCGTAGTTAATATATTGTTCCATATAATTATTCTTTAATGTTAGTTAATTAAATAAGTTTTCGAGTTCTAATAATAATTCTTTTTCATCTTCAGGTTTTAATTCCTCTTGAATTTTCTCAAACCTTTCACAATCTGGACATTTCTGTTCTAGGTATTCCATGTATGATTCAGGAATAATTCCCTCAACACATTCTTCATTTGGGCAAATACGATTTGGATTAAAGAAACATTTAACTTCGTGTTTTTCCATAAAATGTTTTATCATAACTTTTTTACATGGACGATGTTCGCACCTATAACGCTGTTGTGTTTTTATCGGTATCATATCTATTCTTCAACAACTCGATTAAGTTCATCAGTGTGTACCATATAACAGTTAGTAGTTCCCTCATCACATACTCGGACTAGGTTATCGTTTAAAATTGCTTTGTTATCTTGATAATGTTTTATTACCAAATTTAGGAATACTGTTACCAGTATAACCACTATCATGTGTGTTTTATCCATAGGTTTAATCTACGTTAATATACCCCTGATCCTTCCAGCAGTTAATTGCATGTTGTGAATATACAACAGCACCACCCATTGATTTACATTGTTGTATATATAACTCTCTTTCTTTAGTAACATTGTAAATTGAAAACATAAGAATAAAAAACAATAAACAAAGTAAAGTTAAGGGTATAATATATTTCATATTATTCTTGATCCTCGTTATTTTCTGGTAAACTGGTAAAAAGTGAATTAATTTCACCCATAATATTTTGCGTATCTATCATATACAATAAAGATAGCATACTTTTAAATAATAGTAAACATAGCCTGTGGATAATTATTTAATATATATAATAATTACTTTATATAACTTTCTTTTTATGTTTTTCTATTGTTTCTTTATTGTTGTTGATAAGCACTTTAATACCTGTTGATAAGCACTTGTATAAAGAATCCCGCACTGTGGTTCATCCACACTATGGAATTTGACACCTGTGGTTTTGAAATTGTGTAATTAATATAGTGTATTATATTGAGGTAACTGTTAGTACTACAAACAAAAAACCACAGATATACTGTAGTTTTTTAGTGAGTATTTACATAGGCTTAACAACTATATAAAGTACTTCTTAGAATAGTAACCATCTATAAATAAAATATATGAACTGGTGAAGATGGAATTAGTATGATCAATCAACACCTTAATAAATATAGCATATATTCAATTATTTTGCAAATAGTTATCCACAGGTTCGTAAACTCACATTCGTAAATTGAAATTTACTCATTATTTATGTTCTGTTTATCGAGGTGACTGTTAGTAGTGTTTATACCCTCTGAAGATACCGTTAGCACCGTTTTACAATAAAAAAGCAAGTATAATTGTTAAAGAAAAAACAGCTAGTTTTCACGTCGTAGCCGTTAGTTTTATAACTCCTTTACTACGTCAAAGCATAGTAAACCGTCCTTTAATTCAATATACACAAGTCCACCCGTGTAGTCTCCCGCTACTGCCCTGTACTCAATAACAAGATCAAGAAAGTTACTTCTTGTATCTGGTTTAATTTTGTAATTATCAAGGTTAATAGGTACAACTGTTACATCTTGAAAATATTCAAGATCATAGTTTAGCACTATCTTTTTTTTTTCTTGTAATTGGTTATAAATTGTGTTTAGTTCTTTTGTATTCATATGTTTATCTGTGCCGTTATGTTAATTTGCACAATAGAAAAGGCTATAGATAACCTGCTCTATGTATAAATTAATTGTTAGTTTTTCTATTTTACGTAATGAGCCCAGTTATTAAAACACTCATAACAAATATAACTAGCGTCTTCCCAACCACATTTTTTGATTATCTCATCCTCTTGTTCATATGCGTCATAGTAATCCATTTGAATCTGTTCATCTGTTCCTTTTAATGATCCATAGCAATTTCCACATTTCATATGTTTAATAATTAAGTTTAATAAATGCTACAAGCTCATTGATTGCCTCTCGTAGCTCTGGTGTCAAGGGCTCATCATCATGGTTATGTTTACTTGAAAGGCTTGTAAAATTGTTATATCTTACTGCTTCAAAGATGATAACTTGTAATAGGTCTTTTATTTCTTTGTTCATATGTTTGTTTTTCTTGCGGTTACTAATATGCAAGCACAAAACAATATAAATATATTGTCAAGTGTTTAAATATTAATCAATCAAATAATCTTCCATATTCTCATCCTTCCACTCTTTCGGTAGGTTTTGCTTGATAGCCTCAAGGTCATAAAACCCGCAGCATGATTCTTCAAGCTCTCCTTTCTCATCATAAAGAGTAAAACAATAAACTTCACCATTCGCCCAAGCGGTATAGGTTTCAAGCTCTCTATCAATATACCCTTTTATGCCTTCCTCAGTCATTGCCTTGGTTTCCTCGTTTTCTAGTACAATATAAAAAGCATTGTTTGAATAGTCAAAACCAAAGCGTTCCCCAAGTGCATACGATATAGCACTATGCTCATGAATTGAAACAGGAAAAATATATTTTACTTTATGCTCAAGTTTTTCAAGCTCTTCTTTCATCAATTCCATATGGTTTTGTGTATTTTTTGCTATATCTCCAGTCTCTACCATAACCCTATAAAAATCATTGTCTTTTCCATCAGGTGAAATATGTCTACTGGTTTTCTGAACAAAATACCCAAGATTAGACCACTCTCTAGGCGATTCTGGAGATTCATCGTATTGTATAACAAGTCTTTTTGATTCTGTTTCAATTGTTTTTTTAAATGTTTTCATATAAGCGTGTTATTTGTTGAATAAATTCTGTACATACTTTGCACAATGGAAAGCATAGCGTGTATGCTCTCTATGTAAAAACTATATATTAATAAAAGGTAGTTCGTTCCAAGGTCTCATTGTGAGCAAGAATATAATCATCCTCTACCTCTTTTGAGTAAGAAAACGCCCCCCAAGATGTCCCAAGGTCATATATAGGGATAATATGAGCCTCGCACCTTTCTGAATATCCATATAGTACGTCATAATCTTTTAATTGTTCTTCTTGGTAACTGTCAAGGTTACAAATAAAATATTGATAAGGTTCTAAATCATGGCTGCAATCACCTGAGCACTCATCGCATTCAACACCTTCATCATTTTCAACTATTGCACCTGAGCCATCGCATTTGTCGCATACTCTATCAAATAGATGATGATTATCTTCAATAAATGATTCGTCAACCTGATTAATGTTATTGAACATAACCATATTAATGTCATCAAATAAATCGTTTCTTTTTATAAATACTGTTTTCATATAATTATTGTGTATTGGTTATATACACTTTACCAGTATACATCTTAGTATATACCAGTCAAGTATGCGTAACTCTATGCCCCCAGCTCAATATCCCCTTGATCCTCACCCTTATTAATTAGCCAACAATCTCCCGTATATTCACTACATACAGTAGTATAGTCATCAACTAGTTTATCTGTTTGTTTACTATTGTAGATCATAAAACCTGCTAGTAAGGCAAAGATTAAGGTGGCTACGATGTAAGTTCTTGTTTGTTCGTTCATATGTTTAGTATTCGCTAGATTATATTCATAAACTAGCGTTTATTCATTAAGTCGGTTACTAATTAAGCTATTTGCTTATATTCATATAGTAAACTATTACTTTTTATAATGCAATGGGTAAATAGTGAAATGACATAGAATATTAAAGATGTCAAATGTTAATATAATTACCTGCAAGCCATAAATGCAAATTATTTGCAATTATTTATGTTAAGGTTTGTCAAGTGTTTTAAAAGGTTTGTTTATAATGGTTTTATGTAGTGGTATAAAGTGGAATAGAGTGGGTTATGGTGTTGATATATGGTTGATTTAGTATGTGGGGATCTATTAAGGGGTTGCTTTGGGAATAGTATAGCCTTAAAAAGTTGCTTTGGGGTACCCCACCTACGCTTCACTTGTCAAATAGTTTGCTTCTACAACTTGCAATAAAAAGAAAACCAGCGAACAAGAACCCTTATAAAGAACACACCTATAAAGGACATCTACAACAAGGACACTTCCACCAATAGTATATAGAGTACACCTATAGAGAGTACACTAACACAGGCACACCCTTATAAGGTTCACACTTAAAGGACAATTAAAGACATACTAATATAGCACCCTATTAATTATAATGCCTTAGAATGGATTACAGAGTCTTGTTTAAAGGACATATACCCAATGTACCCCCTTATATAGTGTATCTTAGAAAAGTTTTGATTGTTTTCAGCTCTTGACTGCAGGCTGATTGTGTAAAGTGATATTGATAAGGGAGGACTAGGGGGGAGGGGTGGCGGGGGTGGGGTTATATATATACCCCAATATCCCCTCATACATCAAATTTATAAATGTAATACAAAGTATCCTCGAGGTCACTGTTAGTACTACAAGCCATTTTGTAACTCAATGAAATTGAGGTTACTGTTTTAAAAATTATAAAAAAAATTTGTAGGTTTAGGCTAATTCTGCCGATTGGATATGTTAGTAACAAATACAAGTATTAATTACCTTTTGCAAATAATTTGCATTTATTAAAATGATACACAAAAATGAACAATTAAAAAACCCCATGTCGAACTAGGGCTTGGCTTGATCTAAATATTCTTTTATAAAAATTCATTTGTTTGAGTACAGTTATGTTCTCTATTGTACCAACCATAGCTAGGACGCTGACCTATTGACAAAGTGTGTTATGTCTATCCTTACAGGTTCGATGATTAGTACAAGAGAAAAAATAATTGCCATCCAGTAAAAACATCGGGTCTGTAGATTCTCTTTTCGGTAGTTGGTCATAAAGACTCCTTAACCGCAATAAAAGTATAGCATATTTTGGAAGAAAAGTCAAGAGGTTTATACACACTACTAAAGGGTGAGGATTTTTTTGATAAATATCTTTGATTTTACTTTTGCCTGCTAAGGTTAATGTGGTAAACATTAGTATCTACTATTATATCCTCTATTCATTTAATTGATTTGAGGTATGAAAGAGCATTACACTATAAAAATAATGTAATTCTTCAAATATATTTATCAATAATAATGGTTTAGTATTTCCAAATTACTAAATCGTCTTGCATCTATTCACCCAACGTCATATCGGCATGAAAGATCTTATTTCTAAGATAGTCGCTATATGAATATGAATTAGCGGTGACTATACGGACTAGCGGTTATATAGCAACTCATATTCTCTTGTACGAAGGGGCTAAGTAAGAATTAATTAATACATTATCTAATTCCGAATTAGTACTCCCTAAGTGGATTGTATTTCAACGTATACGTTCAATACATTATTATTTATGGTAATCACACATTGAAATCATGTGATAAAAGAAGTATAGCATATCTCAATATAAAAGTCAAGTTTATCTCATAAAACCCTTATTTAATAACATCTTGACAAAATCCTATTTATGAACGCAATACATTTATAAATATAAACACTGTTATACTTGACAAACATACCATATTGTGCTATCATATGTACATGAGCGTTATAGATTTAAAACAAGGACAGAGGGATGCGGAACAGGAATTTGAATTTGAAAGGTTAGAAAAGCTACATAAGCTATGTTTATCTGTTGGTATACCACAGGCTAACCTAGATAATTATCTTACTGATGAATATCAAATACCTACATATAAGAAGTTAGGTTTTACTGAAAAAGAAGCTGTTATGATATTCTTAGATCATAAGTGGTTGGTAAGAAAACAGGTTGCTGAGAAGTATGGTATTGAAAGGGTGTTTCCTGGCGACAAAAAGAAACATACTAACATTGTTCAACGTATTTATCAAGATGTAGTTAATAAGCAAGCTCTGTATGCTGAATACATTAGTGAGGCTGAGGTAAGAGAAATTACTGAGATTGTTAAACAAAGGTTATTTACAGAGATGGATATTGATTCACCTGCAAGATATGTTTCAACTAAGTCTGTTAAGTATGAGGTTGCTAAACCTATTAGTGACTTGGTTAAGAAGGCTGAGGCAATTAATGATAAGTCAATGAACCTGTTAGACTTGAAACTAAACACCATTACAAAGAAACAAGATATTAAAGCACTTGACCTAAAGAAGATTACTGAGGTTGTTAAGATGACTAATGATATGCGTAGAATTGAGAATGGTGAAGCTACACAACACGTGGCACATATTGTTAAGGTTCAGGGATTAGATAATAAACCTACTGAAGATTTGATTAGTATATTAAACGATTTTAGGGAACAACAAAGATAGTTATGTGGATATTTTAAATATTCATTCAAAATAATATGGAAGATACAAAAGAGATTTTACAATTAACTGCTATAGTTAAAGAGAATACTGAAAAGCTATTAGCAGCACACTATGATGACAACAGAGAGACTATACTAAACTCTGTGTCATGGAAGAACGCTGCTGAGAAAGATATTGAATCACGTGCAGCACTCTACATCCTTTGTTCTAAACAAGGGGATAGGGATATGACCGATGAGCAGAGAGCTGAAGTTATTACTAACTCAATCCTTACTTGGTCACAGGTATTTGGTTATGTTAACTCACCAAGAACAAGGGTACAAAATCTACCATTAATACTCTTTCCTTTTCAAAAGAAATTAATAAGAGAATTAGTTTTGTCAATAGAACGTGGATCTGATTTCCTTATTGAGAAAAGTCGTGAGATGGGAGTGTCATGGACGGTGCTCTATGTCTTTACTTGGTATTGGTTATTTAAACCAGGATCAAACTTTCTTATTGGTTCTTATAAAGAGAAACTTGTTTCAGATGGAACTATCGACTCGATGTTTGGTAAATTAAAATATATAATGGATAGTTTACCTAATTGGATTTTACCAAAAGGTTTTGTTCCAAAGAAACACTTTACACGTATGAATCTATATAACCCACAGATAGATTCATACATTACAGGTGACACGATGAACTCTGACTTTGGACGTGGAGCAAGAAAGACTGCTATCTTCTTTGATGAGTTAGGTTTCTGGGACTATGGTAAATCTGCATGGGAGGCATCATCACAAACAACATCTTGTCGTATAGGTAACTCAACACCTAATGGTTATAATTATTATAAGATGCTTGTTGATTCTGGACTACATACACTAAGACTGCATTGGTCTGAACACCCACTAAAAGATTTAAATTGGTATAACCTACAAAAGTTAAAAGAAAGTAAAGAAACTGTTGCACGAGAGGTTGATATCTCATATGATGCTTCACGTGTTGGTGTAATCTACAATGAATGGAGGTCTAATGTTGTCAAGGGTATATATCCATATAATCCAGACTTACCACTTTATGTATCATGGGACTTTGGTAGAGCTGATGGTACTGCTATTATTTGGTCACAGGTTAAGGATGGTAAGTTAAGAATCGTTAATGCATACTATAAAACAGATGTAAAGAATATTGATTACTTTGTTCCATTGGTAACTGGAACGATGCTTGTTGAATATCAATACTCATATACTGATGAGGAATATGAAATGATTAGGCAACATGGTACATGGAAAAAGGCTGTACACTTCGGTGATCCATCTGGAAAAAACAAAGCACAAAACCAAGACTATTCAGTTATTGAAACATTAAAGATTTATGGTATTCATGTAAATACTAACATGGAGAAGATTTCTCATAATGCACGTAGAACAGATACAGAGAAGTTAATATTACGTGGAATTGAAATGAACGAAACAAAGGGGACACAATGGTTAGATATTTCAATGTTAAACTATTCATTCTCGTCTACTAATGTTGAGGGTCAAAGAATTGTTAAAGCAACTGCAACACCAAACCATAATCAATATTCACACATGGCCACATCATTTGAATACTTATGTGTTGGACTTATGAATATGCCAAACAACAATGAAAAGAAAGTATTTGATAAGAATATATCTTATAGACAAAACAAAGATGTAAAGTTTAATTCTACAACAAGAAGATTAAGATAATATGATTTGTGATAAAAAAATTTATGACAGAGGTAGTTACTGGTTTAAGAAAATAATTGACAAATATAAAAATAAAAATTTATATGTCAAGTACATGAGAAAAAATAATTATGCACGTATTTATTTTCGGACACCATTGTATGATTACCTACTTGTTGACATTCCTCTTGACATAGGTATATATGCACTCTATAGAAAGACACAGTCTGAGTTATTAAATAATTTCTCTGTGTATCAAGAGCTAGAAAGAAAGAATTTAATGGATAAGGTCAAGGAATCAGTAAATAAAATACATGGTTATATATCGGCTACTACAGTTATTGACAGACGCTTATACTTATTGGCAAACAATCAAGATTTCCTTGAAACAGCAATAGGTAATGCGAAGGGTTTAATTGAGTTACATTAGGTCAAAAACACTTGACAAAATGTTAAAAGTATGCTATACTTCTCATTAGGTGTATCACATCTAATAATAAAAATATGTCACATACTAGAATAGGTGGGTTTAAAACCACTGCAGACAAATTAAAAAGAAACAAGAAAGGTTTACCTATTCCTTCAATAAGGTTACCACTTGAAACAGCTGAAGAAAAAGAAATTGCTAGTTTAGCCTATCAAGAATTTAGAACATGGAGAGATATGAGAAATCAGACAATGTCTCTGTTTGGTAACTTGACACTTACTGAGTACATTGATGAATCTAAGTATCGTTATATTACATCTGTATATGAACGTGATAACATAGAAGATTGGCAAGGTGTTATGCATGTGCCAATGACACGTAACAAGATAAACAATATTTCTGGTCGTGCTATTCAGTCAATGCCTATCGGACAGATTAAAGGACATGGTACAGGTAAACATCGTAGGTCATCAATACTAAATGACCTTTATGAATATTCAGAAGAAACGAATAGTTACGCAATGACAATGGCTGATGTAATTACTGAAGCTCTTGTCTGTGGAACGGCTGTTATCTATGAGGGACATATTAAAGAAACTAAACTAAAAAGAGATATTAAATCTGATGGTACTGTTTCAAAAGAAGAAGTTGTAAAGAACAAGTTAATAACTACTATTGTAAACCTAGAAGACTTTTATCCATCAAATGTGTTTGTGTCAAGTATCCATGATTTATCTGGTGCTGCATGGAGAGAGGTTTTAGATCACTCTAGCTTCCTAAAGAAATATAGTTCCTTTGAAAAAGGTAAAGAAATTCCTGCGTACGCACATATCTCTAAAGAGGATTTCCCTGCATACAGAGATGATACAAATTTAAGTTTAGGTGAAGGTATGGTTGAGGTTCTTCATATCTACAAAGAGAACACTGATGAATATATTATTCTTGCTAATGGTATTTGGATAAACCCAATTGAAATTAGTGAAGATAAATTTGAAACATCACCACTACCATTTAAACATAAAAAATTACCATTTGCTATTATGAAGTTTGAACACTTATCATCAAACTTCCTCTATGGTAAATCAATGCCTGATAAATTGAGAGAGTCACAAGACCAACTTGACGTTATGTCAAACATGGTTTATGACCAATCAATCATGGCTCTATTTTCTCCTATCATAACATCTTCATCTGATTATATTGAAGATGATATATTAAGACCAGGTAGACGTATCTCAATTGATACTGGTGGTAAGTCTATTAATGATTCTATTAAGGAATTAAAGATTAGTCCACCAAATGGTTTCTACTCTTATGTACTTGATTATACGAAAGGAATTATTAATGATGCATCTGTTGACAGTTTAGGTAGTGGTTCTACTTCTGAACTTGCTGACCGAACAACTGCTGCTGCTATCGAAACTGCTGCTGCGGGTATAGCATCAACACTATCATATTTTGGTTTACAGATTCAAGAATTTGTAAAAAGAAAAACAACATTAAGAATTGGAAACATTTTACAGGTTTACTTTGACCCAAAGAATCCTATTGCACATAAAATAATAGGAGAGAAAATGGAATATATTAACTCTGCGTTTAATGAATTTTCAATAGAGAATGCTGCACTATCTCCAGATAAGGATGGTAGAATTAGACGTGGTAGAAAAATAATTCAAGTATATAAAGATGAATCTGAAATGCCTTCAGCAAAAGAGGTTGAAGAAACTGCTGCTGTTGAATCAGTACTCAGTGGAGAACGTGTTGAGATCGTAGCACTACCATTTGACTATATTGAAGATATGTTTGACTTTGATGTAAAGGTTGTTGCAGATAAACGTATTGAAAGTACTAAGGCTGCTGAACAAGCCGTTGTTATGTATAAGGCACAAACCTATTCACAACTATTCCCTGGAATGATTAATATGGATGAACTTGCTGTAACTGTTATGGAAGCTAATGGTGATGATCCAACAAAACTATTACTATCCCTAGAAGAACAGGATAAACAAAAACAAGATATGCAAATGGCTGATATGCAAACACAAGGTGGTGTACCAGGTGGGGTAGCAAACAACATGGGAAATAACGCTGTTCAGCAAATGGCTGGAGCAGCACAAAGAATATAATTATTTATGAGTGATATTAATGAAAAACTAGTGGTTGATGAAACACTAAATCCTGAACACACACTGTTACCAGGAATATCTGAGATTAGTTTTCTTGGTGAATTACTTGGTGGGGTTGATAATATTGAAGATGTATTTAAGAAGATGCAAAATAGATTGCTGAGAAATACTATGTCAATATCAACGTCAATTGATCCTGCCGATGTTCAAACAAGAATTGAAAATCGTGTTAGATATAATTTCTATAATGATATTAGAACTTCTATAAATGAATATAAAAAAAATAAAAAGGTGAAACGATAATTGGATAACCTCAGTTTAAACTCTATAAGGGTTTTCTCTGAGGCTACCTAAGGTAGTCTGTCTTTCATTATAAACCATAATGGCCGCATGAAGGCCAGCGGACTCAACCGCTTTACCAAGGGATAATAAAAAGTGCTTATGGACAAAGAACAAAAACAAACACAAGAAGAATTAGCCGAGACAATCGTAACTGACCCGTTAGAAGGACAGGGTGGTGATGATATCCAAGACACTAATAAAAAACTTGTATCCGAACTTATTGAATTAAGAAAAAAGAAAGCTAACGCTGAAAAAGAACTTGAGGATTATCGTGCTGCTGAAAAAGCAAAGGCTGATAATCCTAATGCTCCAATTGATGTTGAAGAAACTGTAAAACGTGTACTTCAGCAAAAAGAAGAACAAGAGAAATCTTTGAATCGTGAACTTAATAAAGAAGAAGCCTTAAATGAATTTAAAGAGTCAACTGTTTTATTTAAAACTGATAATGACCCTGATGGCTCTAAATTTGAACTCATTAAAAAAGAGTTAGAAAAATTTGATCTATCTAAATTAGATACAAAGGAACAGTTTAAGGATATTTATTCTAGTGCTGCTAAACTAGCAGGTTTCGATATTAAAGAAACTAAAACTACAATAACTACTCCATCATTCTCTCCTACCCCTGCTGGCTCAGCACCATCTATTTCAAGTGGTATAGTTGCAAAACTTAGCACTGATCAACGGGCTGATGCACAACGTAGAGGTTTGTCAGAAGAACGATACGCTGAACTACTTTCTAAATATTTTTAATCTTAATGAATAAGTTCTTTTATACACTATTAATAATACAAAAATGTTAAAAGAAAAATTCAATCTTTCATCTGAAGTAGCTGTTATGGATCAATTCATAATTGCTAACTCAAAAACTGTTACTATTGGTGACGCTGTTGAACTTGCTGCTGGACTTGTTGACCTATGTGACTCTTCAAGTACTGCGGTACTAGGTGTTGTTGTTGCTCTTGTTAATGTAGACGGAACTCCTCTTACACACAACGGTGCTGGTGCAGGATTTACAAACACATTCACAACTGCATCTGACAATGCAACTGTTGCACAAGTAAAAGCTATTGTAAATACATCTAAAGATGCTGTTTACGAAGTTGCACTTGATGCTGCAAAAGGAACTACTACTGGGTCAGACGTTATTGGTGCTCTATTCGATTTCGCTAGTGAAACAACTCTTGATGAATCTTCAGTTGGAGCAGGTGGACTTATGCAAGTAATTGGTTTCCACCCAACATCAACAACTAAAGTATTTGCAAAAATTAATATTTCTGCAATTCGATAATTAATCACTAATAATACTATAACACTAATATGGAATTAACATCAAAATTAGGTAATATTCTTCCAGGTATTGGACTTGAAATTGCCGATGTTGTAGATCAAGGGATAAACTCTTACATGCCAGGTGTATTCGCTGTACTTCACACTGAATCAGCAGATGCAATGCAATCTACATATACTGAATTTACAGACTATACTGGATTCGGGCCTCGAAAAGAAGGGGAAAATGCTAACAAGCAAGAACGATTCAAAGGTTTTGAATCTAAATATGTTATCGAACCATTTTCAGGTTCAGTAACAGTATCTTATGAATCACTAGCATACAACACACTAGCACCAGCTCTTAAAGAAGCTCAAATGCGAGGACGTGATGCTATGCGTTTCAAAGATAAACACGGATACCAATTGTTTAACAAAGGGTTTGACACTGCACCAGCTACTGTTGAAGTAAGTGGACAAGCAACTCTTATTCACTGGTTCAATGATACTAAACCTCAATTCTCTGTTGCTCACCCATCAGTAGTACCAGGAGGAAGTTCACAATCAAACGCATCTGCAACTAATATTGCTCTTTCATCTGAAGACCAACTTGAAGTTGCTAAACTAGCTCTTGAATTTCAAACTCAAGACAACGGAGAACTTTTGGATCTACAAGGGACAATGACTCTTGTTCTTCCTACTCATCTAGAACGAGAAGGAAAAGTTATTACACAATCAGCTCAAAAAACTGGTACTGACTACAATGATATCAATATCTATTCAGACGGTACATTTGACTTAGCTGTTTCAAAATATCTTACAGATAAAAACAATGGTTCAAATACTGCATGGTTCTGTATTGACTCAATGTCACACGAACTATACAATATCGAAGGACTACCTACTGCTATTGAAGAAGATTACAATAAGGATAACCGTTCTTATACATACTTCATTCACTCATACGGTACTGTTGCTTCTAAAGCATGGAAAGGAACTTGGGGTTCAAAAGGAACTGGTTCAGGAACTTATACTGCTTAGTTATCTTATACACTCGAGGGCTTGCCCTTTAGTAATAAGACCGCTAGTGTCTTAGTTTATTAGAAAAAAAATAATTTATTAAAATATGATTAATATTAAAAGTAATGCAGATACATCAGTAACACTTACATTTAAGGGAGAACAAATTGTTATTAACCCAAAAGAAGTTAAGGAGTTAGATGAACTAACTGCACAATTTGTTCTTGACACACTTGGTTTTTGTCAAGTTGTAGGTAAGGGAACTATCAAAGAGGAAGTTTCAGTACCAAATATCAAAGAAGTTATCAAGGATGAAACTGTTGAACCTACAGTTAAAGAAGAACTAACTGCTAAAAAAGCAACTAAATAATATGAAAGAAAGAACACTAACAACTATAACTGAAGTATTTCCTACTGGAACAAACATTGCTACAGCTAAGGATGGAACAATTGACGTTCGTGGAACTGAAACAGTAACTCTTTATGCTAATGTTACTGGAGCTTCAACTAATAAAATAACCGTTACACTAGAAACATCTGCTGATAATGCAACCTTTTTCCCACTATCAACAATGACAGATAGTTCAGGGACAACAACTGTAAACAATCGAAAGTTTGAATTTACAATGAATGCAACCACAAACAAATTCCAAATACCAATCAACGTACAAGATAACTATCTAAAGATTACAATGATCGGAACAGGAACAAACACTGCCACACTTACAGCACTACAAATTAGCTAATATGAGTAACGATATCCTAAAAAAGAATACACTAGAGGAACAAATAAGTGTTCTTAAACAGGATAAACAACAAACCCAAGATGAAATATCTGGGTTGTTACTCGTTAAGGAGGGTGTAATATCTGACATACAATTACTTAATGATAAGGTTGAATCACTATTATCTGATATAGTAAACCTATCTATACAAATAGAATCAAGTAATGGTAATATAAAAGCACTTAAACTAAAATTTATAAGTGATAAGAAAGATATTGTTAATAAGACAGCTGAGTATAACACCAAGTTATCATCTATAATGTCTGACTACCGCTCTCGGTTATCAGAGACACAAGAAATATTGACAAATTTAAATAATGAAGTTGTTACATTATCATCTGATAAGGATATTCTAAATAAACAAAACATTCAAACATCGGCTGAAATTAATCTTAATGAAATAAGAAATAATGAACTAATAGAAGAAGGTAAGACCCTTGACAAGTCAGTTGAATTAAAGAAAGAAGAATTAGATCAACTTGAATATCTTTATGATATAAAACTTAGTGAGGTAGAAAAAGCAAATCAAATGATTGCTGAATTAGAAAAAGAAGCTGAAAATAAAACAATTGAAATAGATAAAAGTCGTACTGAAATTAAAACCTATGTTAATATATTAAACAATAAGGAAATTAAAAAGGTGCGTCAAGAACAACTTAAAGATAAGAAACTAATGGTCGAACGTGATAAAGAGATAATGAGAAAGAGAAAGAAATAATATGTTATACTTATATTCAAATCCTGGACAGGTATTCACAAATGAACTTACATCAACAGAATTACAACTTGTACAAAACCTCGATGGTATAACCTATTCACGTGGAGATATACTTTATCATAATGGTACTGAGTTTGTAAGGCTTGGTATTGGTTCAGATGATCAAGTAATAAAAGCGGTATCAGGATTACCATCCTGGCAAAATGAATCAGGTGGTGGTGGAGGTTCAGGTGATATGGCAAAGGCTGTATACGATACAGATGATAATGGTATCGTAGATGAGGCAGAGTCTATAACCAATCAAGGATATCTAGCAACACTTGACACAGTTGATACCGCACAAATAGAAGATAAAGCTGTTACACTTGCTAAGATTCAAGATGTAGCTACTGATATCTTTCTCGGTAGAACTACTGTGGGTACTGGTGTTGTTGAAGAATTGTCTGCAACAGATGCACGTTCAATATTAAATGTTGCAGACGGAGCAACATCAAACAGTTCTGATGTAATCTTGTTAGATCGTGCTAATCATACAGGCACACAAACAGCATCAACAATAAGTGATTTTCAAACAACTGTTAGTTCTAATACTGATGTTTCTGCAAACACTGCAGCTAGACATACGCATGCTAACCAAGCAATATTAGACGCAACAACGGCATCATACACATCTGCAGAGGCATCTAAATTAGCTGCAATAGAAGCAGGTGCTCAGGTGAATGATGTTGATAGTGTTAATGGTCAGATTGGTATTGTTGTATTGGATACTTCTGATATAGATTCAGTATCATTTGGGAATACTGTTGAACAATTTATAATTGAAACAGAGGGAAGAGTTTCTGATTTAGAAACAGGTAAGTCTGATGTAGGTCATACTCACAATGATGGGGAATTAGATATATCAGGAACATCAACAAACTATACTACAACTGGAAATACTATAGGTGAACATATCGTTGGAATAGATGAAGAAATCGGTAATATATATACAGCACTATCTGCAGGTTCAGCACCTTATGTTACAACAATCAGTTCAACAGTAACAATAACTGAAACTTCTGGTGATAATATTTATAAAGTAGATTGTACATCAGGTAATATAACAATAACCTTACCCACCGCTGTATCAAATACAGCAAAGTATACATTTGAAAAAATAGATAGTTCAGCAAATACACTTACTGTTGACGCAGATGGTACTGAGACAATAAACGGAGTTACTACAAAGGTAATAGGTGTACGGTATAAATCATTTACAATAGTGAGTGATAACTCTAATTGGGTTGATATATCAACAAAGGTATTTGGAAAACATACTCTTATAAGTGAAGATACTGGTAACAATACATTAAGTATATCACACACAGCTACGGAACAAGGTTTTGTTTATGGGTGGATATACCACTCAAACGCAGATACATATTGTTACTATACGCCCGTTGGTGGTTCACAAATTGAGATGTTAATATCTGAAAGTAGTGTTGCTTCAAATAAACTATTCTTCTGTATTCCTGTAATAATAGGAGATGTTGTTCTACTACAAAGTTCTGATGGTAATGGTGGTATGTACTTTAAGAGTTTTAATTAATACAACTTAGAAACACGTTGTTTCTAATATGCTCATAATGTGAGTATATGAGAGATAATATGAGAAACGATTTAATAAATAATACAATATATACACTGGTAACATTAATACTTACAGTGCTTAATCCTGAAGCTGTAATGATTTTATCAGTCTTCATTTTAATAGACATAATGACTGGGATTTTTGCCGATGCTAGGATAAAAGGAGTTAATAAAATAACTTCAAAAAGACTTTCTTTTGGTATCTTATTTAAACTGATGATGCTTTTAATTCCGATGATAGTTGTACTTACTGGGAGGGGGATAGGACTTGATCTTCACATGCTTGCTGTATGGTCACTTAATATGCTTATCGTATCAGAAGCATTATCTATAATTGGAAATATCCAAGAAATTAAAACAGGGAAAGAAGTTGCGGAAATGGATGCTGTAAATTTAATTCTTGGAAAGATCAGAAATGTCTTAATAGACTTTCTTGAAAAGAAATAACATGAAAATATTATTTATTAAAAATAAAAAATATCCAAGTAAACTTTTCATTCAGAAGAAAAATCAACTCGAAAGTTATTTTAAACATCAGGCCATAGAGATAGGTTTCCTTGATGAGCCATTAGATATTGTTTCTGAATCAGTCGAAGCAAGCATAACAGGTTTAAAATTTGACTTTTCACACGTTAACCCAGCAGGTGATAGATTCTTTATACCAGAGAATGTTAAGGAAAAGGTGATTGGATTGGTAGAAAAAGATAAGTATGACTGTGTTGTATTCTTTGACAAACCAACAGTTAAGATAAATGGTACAATATTACCCTATACTGATTTCTATGGTATATATAATAACACTGAGTTTATCTACGTTGTGCCAAACATTGACAAGAATGAGATACTGCACGAAGTGATGCATGCAATTGTAAATATACTATCTAAACTTGGTTGGATAAAAAAATATCAAGATCAAATAGATGAAACTCTTGTTAATGGAAAACTTGAAAAGTATTATCATAATGATGATCCACTTCATACTGATGGTAATTATTCAAAAACATTTGCTTTAGTAAAACCATTTATTAAAAATATAAAAACAAGAACAAGTAGAAATATGGTGGTAAGTAAACTAATAGAATTAAAAACTAAACTTGTTGATATGATGGCTTTACCAGAAGAAGATGAAGTTTATAAACCTAAACATTTTTCTACCAAAGAAGTTAATGGGCTTGACGTAAAACTTGTAGAAATACTTGATAAAGCTAGGGAAATAGCAGGTATACCATTTATAATAAACTCTGGTTTAAGAACACCTGAACATAATAAAAAAGTAGGAGGTGTGGCAGATTCTGCACATTTAAAAGGTCTAGCCGTTGACCTTAGAGCAAGAAACGGACAAGAAATATATACAATAGTACAAGCCTGTATGCAGGTAGGTATTAAACGTATAGGTATCAACTGGGAAAAGAAATTTTGCCACGTTGATATAGATTATTCAAAACCTAACCCAACAATATATAAATACTAACATGAATAAACTAATACAATCATCAGCTAACCCTGAAAAAATATCATTAACAGTAAAAGGTATACTTATGTCTATTGCTCCAGTTGTGATAGGTCTTATGCAATTATCTGGGGTTGAAATTGCTCAAAGTCAATATATAGAAATAGTTGAGAATATTACAGCAATATTATCAACGTCAATTATACTTATAGGTACAATTAGAAAAGTATATATTGAAATATTAGAAATAATAGGAAAATAAACATGGATAAAACACTAACAATTCAAGAGGTCGAGGAATTGATGAACGATAAGTTTTCATTATATCAACAAGAAATATCGTCACTAAGAAAGGAATTATCTGACTTACAAAATAAAATTACTGAGCATTCACACGATGGGGTATCCAGTAAAAGAGTGTCTGGTGGTATCAGATCTAACTCAGATGAGTTTCACCACCTTGGAAGTGGAGGTTTATCCTCTGCTTATATTGATGGTGATACAGAAATTTTAATCATGTATGCTGGTAGTGATGAAACAAATAACTTATATACACCAAAAGTATCACCACAAAGGGACAAAAATACTTTTCTTTATTTAAGAAGTGAGACAACTGGTACTGCACCATCAAGGCTTTACGCAACTGGTGTACCTACACTTGCATCATCAACAAAAGTATCTGTCACATCATCATCAACATCAATAGATATAAGTTCTTTAAATGCTAAAGAAAATGAATTGATAGATTGTCATATACTGTTTGTTAATGTTTCAGATCCAAATAAATTCATTTTAAGAAGGGTTACAGCAAACACAAATAAGGTTGCAACAATAGCACAAAGTGTTGGTGTAACTGGTAATTATAACATTGCTATATTCAAAGGTGTTTTGATTGGTGATACACAAATACCATTTAGAAGATTAAATATAATGAGTGAAGATTTTGGGGGAATAAGATTTGGTGGTGGAGCAACAGGTGATGGTCAAAACGGATTACTTTATATGACCTCTGCTGGTGTTCTTGCTTTTAGAAAACCAAATGGTACAGTAGTTAACTTAGCATAATATTATGGCAAAATTAGAAATAAAATTAAATGGTCAAATGGGTCTAGCACCAAAACACTTTGGTAATAGTCTATACTCATCAAATGACCCGCAACTTAAGTACGTAGGAGCAAACGGGCAGATGGCTAGTGGTGTTTATTTTACAGAGAGATATAATGGTTATATGTCACCATTACCAAATCAATACCAAACATGTTATATTCTTGATAATGATATATCTTATGCAGCAACTGGTGGTATTAAGATGGTGTACTCAGATTCAAAAGACCCAACAAATATTATATTTGCTGATGATAATAGTATCTACAATGCATCAGTAACACCAACAATACCAGCTGTTGCAGGTGCATTTGATTTCAATGACGGTTTTTCGACACCTGTATATGAAAGAGATTATGCATTTAATGATATAGTTAAATCTACATTTACTTCATCTAGTTTTATAAATGTACACCTTGTACATATGTATGATGATTACTATACGGTAACTATTGAAGATATATCTAATGATAAGATTGTTGTTCATTTACTAGAAAGGGCTGCTAATAATTCATTCTCTGTTTTAAAAACATATGATGCTTATGGTTCAGATTCAAGATCTTTATCTGTTGCAAAGATAGATGATACACATATAGGTATAGCATATGAAAATGTTGGTGAAAAGGGTATAGTACAAATAATAAAGGTTGATGTTGTTGCAAATACAATATCAACAGCGAGCTCACTACAGTTTAAAGACTCATCTTCAAATGGTCTTGACAACATTAGAATTATAAAATTGTCATCTGATAAAATTGTAATAGCTTTAGAGTTTCAAACAAATGGTTATTTATATCTCATTAAATATGATGCAGATTACACACTAACACTTATACAGGAATATAACTTTGATGTTGTTTCATCAGATTCATTTTCTGTTACTGAGCTAGATGATACTCACTTTATAATTTCATATTTTGATGGTTTGGATGCAAAGACAAAATCTTTTGAAGTAAATCCAAGTGGAACAATAACTAACGTAACAGCAATAACTCAAGCTACAGTTGATCCTGAAGCTCAATCATCAGTTGCTATAGATTCAACACATTTCATAACAGCATACACAAGTACTGACGGGGATGGTTTTATCTCGACATATTCAACGGATGGTTCAACAATTTCACTAATCAATACGCTTGAACATGATACATCATTCAGTGCAGAACATTCACTTGTTAAGATTAGCAATACGCATTATGCATTAGCATACCGTGGTGTTGATGGTGATGGTTTTATAAAAATATTTTCACTTAATCTATCAACATACGTAATAACACAAGTTTCTGTACTTGAACATGATACTGCTGATTGTACCAACAACTCACTCTGTGTACTTGATTCAACACACTTAGCGTTAGCGTATACTTCAACCGCAACTGATGGTTTGGTAAAAACATTTACACTTGATGGTAGTTATAATATAACTCAAACTAATTCATTATCTATAAATACACCATCTGCAGGACATTCACTAGTTAAAATAAAGAGTGGTGTACTTGTTCTTGCTTTTCAGGGAACAGATAGTGATGGTTTTATAAGAACAATAGCATATGATGGTTCATACGTATTATCAAATATAAATACACTTGAGCACGATACATCATTTGCTTCGTTCAATTCACTAGCAACAATATCTGAATCACATATTGGTCTTGCTTACCACAATGGAACAAATGGTTTAATAAAGGTATTTGCATTAGATGTTTCAAATAATATTTCTCAAGTAAGTTCACTCACACACGAAGCAACTAGTGGTGCTGGTACATACAATTCACTTATACACACATGGGGTAACTCATTCGTGTTAAGTTACGTTGGTGCTGGTGCAGATGGGAATATAAAAGTTATTAAATATGATGGTGCTTATACACTATCAACATCAACGACACTCGATTATAATAATGCAACAGCACACTACCACAATAGCTTAGTAAAACTTGATGACTACCTATATGCTAATGTTGCTAGATCAAACATAGGTTCTGGTATTTATGGATATACATGGTTATTTAGTATTCCATATACAGCAACCAACTTAGGTACATTAACAATAGATACAGAATTTAATTTTTCATCATCTGTTAAGATAGACAGTACACACTACGCTCTCTCATATAATAATGTTACTGAAAGTAGACTAAAGACATTTGAATTAAGTTCATTGTATGCAATAACTGAAGAATCATCTATTCTCTATGATACAACATATTCATACGCATATGAAAAATCTCTTACACTAATTGGTTCAGATAAATTAGGTTTAGTTTATACTAATGATGATTCTTATGTAAAGACATTCTCTTTCAATGGTAGTTATGTCTTATCAGAAATAGACTCGTATAAACTTGACAGTAATGCTGGAGATATAGCAATTATTGACGACGGTGTTTCAGGTCTACTCATAGCAAACCTATCTTATTTGGCAGGTGAATCATTTGGATTAATTACTTACTTATCTTATCTACCAAACTATACATTCTTATATAATGGTTACTCATTAGCAGCAGAACTTAAAGATGTAACCCGTTCTCAATTTGCAGGTGCACCTGTTTATTATTACATACATAATAATAAACTTGGTAGATCATCAACATTATCTCTTATTGGTACTGATGATTATGCAACAAATACAACAAACCTTCTCCTTGAATTAACAAATAGTGAAGGTCTGTATCAATTAAGATCTGAAAATCCATTGTTTATAAATACCAAGAATCAATACATATATGTAATTGACAAGAGTGCTATTCACGGTATTAATGTTTCAATCAGCGGTATCTTGACAGATGTAGATGGTACATTCTCAGCAGACCTTATCATATTCCAATCAGGTGTATCTATAATAGATGGACAGGATCATGGTGAATATATATATCTAACAATGACTGAGGGTGATGATGATGTTGATTTACTAACACCACCAACTGCACTTTCTACATCAAATGTTTGTTATGTATATATTTGGAATAAGATTTCTGGGCAACAACTACAGGCAAACAAAATAGAATTAAATGGCTGTAAACATGCTGGAAAGATTTGGTCAATGGATAATACAGTTTATCTAATGACACTTAATTCTGCAAACATTTGTGAGATTAGAGCTATGAATGGTAGAGATTTCTCTGTTCTTCATGAACTTGGGGGAGATAATGAGTTTTCACTTGGTAAAGAATCAGTTGTTGTTACCGATATTGGTACAATCATTGCAACCAACAAAGGAAACCTATTCCTACTTGACAAACAAAAACAACTTAAAAAACTTGGTACATTTGCAGATAATGTAAACGAAGAAAAACCAACACTTGTTGTTTATGGTGGGGGAGAGGGACATAAGACATCAAACAATGCTCAGGGGTTAAATGATATTGTTCCACATATAACTATCTTCTATACTAACTCATCTAATGTTGCTGTTGTTAAAAAATTCTTCCTAAGAAATGTTGGAACTATGAATAATAGTTATTATGGATTTACACCAACAGGGGGTCAACAAACATGGTTAGATGCTAATATTCCAGACATACAGTTAAAACCAAATCAAGGTGATGTGTATACACTTGTTGAATTTCTACCAAAGATGTCAACAATTAAAGATGTTGTTGTTTATTGTAAACCTACAGCATTAACTGATTCAACTGTAATCGGTACAATTAAACTATACATAAACCAATCATCAACACCAATCTACACACACATTGTTACTGCAAGGGAAGCAAGTCGTGGATACCTTGAAATGCCAATTAATAAATCATACGTTAATTCAATTCAATTTGAAGTGGAATACAATACTGATTTAATACTTGGGGAAAATGACTTAACATTAATCACAGCTGTAGTAGAATATTTACCAACAGTAACTAAGAAATAATACTTGCATTTTTAATTAAAATATGCTATAATTACATCATACAATTATGACAATAACAATAGAAAACGTAGTATCTTTACTTGACAAACACATTGGTGATTCGACTATAGAGCGTGTAAGTGTACAAGATAGATATGATGCATTAACAGAAGCCGCTGTTAATATGAAACAAAAGATGAAGGGAGACATGGAGAATATGACTTACCCTATAGAATATATACCAGGTGTATATTACTATAAGGTTGACAATAGTCTATTCAATGTACTAGCTACTAATGATCTTAGGGTTAGTATGTACGATAAAACGGATGCATCTGCTTATGTACCTTTCGTAAGAACTGCTGCAGATAAAATTAACGAAGATATATCTTTGGGTAAGATGAATAATACTTATGCCCTTGACAGATATGATGGAGATTTATATGTAGTTATTAATCACTCAGGTAATTCACACAGAGCATCAGTTTCTGGTTGTGATGATACAACTGGTGTAACTGCACTTGGTGATGCTATAACAATTGAAACAGATGACTTAGAGTCAATAGATGGTGTATCATTAAAGTTTACGGCTGATGTTTCTGCAACAGTAAGTAATTTTGCTGGGATTAATATACCAGTTGATATTAATCTATCAGACAGAAAAGATATCTCAACATTTGTTTATTCTGTATTTATTCAAGATCCAGCAGAGGTAACATCAACACTTATAAGAGTTAAAACAGATGGTTCAAACTATTATACAATAACATCACTAGCCCCAATGAATAACTCTGGTTTTCAAGAGGGTTGGAATAAGGTTATTGCTAAGTGGGAAGATGCTGTTGTAACAGGTACACCAGATGCATCAGACGTTAACTCAGTTGATTTGGTGGTTAACTATTCATCATCCCAAACAGATATGACTATAAGATTTGATGAGGTGTTTGTATCATTACCAGTTAAACTTAAGTTTCATTACCTAAGTTACTCAGTTGGTTTTGATAGTACGGGCACACAAATTTCTGCATTCTCTGCTGATACTGATGTACCATATTACGCTGGTCAATACGACAATGCAAAGTTTGCACATGCACGTTTTGCTGCAGCAAGTATCTTTGAATCACCATTAAGACTTTTAGAAGAATCAATGTTCCACGAAGCAAAAGCAAAGAAATCACTTGATGAAATAATGAATATTATACCATCATCACACAGAGTAGAAAGTAAATCATTTAGACCTTCAGGGGTTAATCATCGACGTAGACGTCACCTATAACATATGGAAAATAATAAACAAAACATACAGGCTCAAGTTGATACAGCCTTTCAGAAATTAAATAATTTAGATCCAAAGGCTGCACAACAAACAGCTGCTCAGTTTAATTATACGTTACCAAAAGCTGACTCTACAAATTCTACTCTACAGGATACAGCCTTATCTTTCTTAACGTCAGATCGTGCTGTATCTTCTCAACAGACAAACATGAAAGATATTGTTAGTCGTGCAGAGAAATTAACTGGAGCTACTAGGGATGCTGCGGAAGCTGGTAGAACTGCTGCATTGACAAGTGCTGATAATGTATTTGGTAATGACATGCGTTCTATGCAAACACAGTCTGACAATGCTTATACGGCATTTGCACAGAGTTCTCAAATGGGTACATCAACTGCTCAGTATAAATTACTTAATGATACTGTTCAAAAGAATATGAATGATATTCGTGGAAGAATGGTTGAAGCACAACAAACAGCTGACTATAACTATTATACACGTTTACAAGAAGCTGAACTTAATGAGATTAAAATACGTCAAGATGCAACTCAACAACAGTTTCAAAATCTACTTGGGTTGGCTGGAATTCAACAACAAAAAGATAGTTTTCTTCTTCAACAAAAAGCACAAGACTTTTCACAAAAACAAGCTATTGGAAGTATTGCACTACAATTTGGACTTGATGTTCAAGAAGGTGATACGCTTGATTCTATTATAGGTAGAGCAGCACCATTAGCAACTGAAGAAAGACAATTGGAACTTGACCAAATTAGAACACAGATTGCTGCACAGAAAGCTAGTATGGCCAGAGCAAGTGCTGCTGTTGGTGCTGCTAAGGCAGGTAATGGTACAATAGATTCTGATATCTTACCACAAGACTTATTTGAAGCTGTACGTGGTGGAAGTGTTTCTCTTACTGATGCTTATAAAACAGCAAAGACACCAGAGCAAGTAGCTGCGGTTCAAAAAGGTGAGGAACAGTTATACAAAGAATCTATTTCAACACAGTTTGAATCTGGTTCTTATAAAACAAGAGATAATGCATTTGATACTTTATCTTATGTGAACCCATATGTTTCACCAAAGATAATTCTTGAAGTTATTGATGATAAAATGCCAGTTAAGTCAGGTGGTGGTCAATCGTTTGGTTCAAGGGTTGGTAAGGTTATAAAAGAAAACCCAGGTAAGGCTGCACTTCATGGGGCTACTGGTGTTGCTGGTTATCTAAGTGATAAGGCTGTTTCTGGTATATCTAAGTTTGTTCGTGACATAAAGAACGCTTAATTTACAGACAATTGAAAATCTATATGGTTTTCTTTTGTGTATAAGTTAATAAATTTAATATTATACATATTATTAGTAAGTGGGGAAACCCACCATGATCGAACATATGGCAATAGATTATAGTGCAATATCACGTGCTTCAGCTGCTTCAGCTAGTAGGAACGTACAAAAACAAAAGAAAGATATAGGTAATAAGTTTGGAGATAACTTTGACCCAAACACATCAGAAGGTTTATATAACCTAGCAATGGCTAATGGTGGAAGGTCTGCAGAAGTCATATCTCAATTAGCACACCCAGAGAAATCTATTCTTACACAAATGGGTTCTAAATTAAAGAATGTAGGAAAAGGAATCATAGATGTTCTCAGTACATCAAATGAAGTTGTTGGTGGAACTATTGAATGGATGGAAGGAAATGACTTAACACTCGGTCAAAACATTAAGAAGGCTGTTAAGGAAGACATTTCTGCATCAACAGCAATACTTGGTGAGTTTGATAGTGAAGGTAAGAACGGTTGGCAGAAAGCAGGTAACTTTGCTTTTCGTACAGGTATTGACATATTACTTGATCCAATGAGTTATCTAACACTTGGTACATCACAAGGTATAATGGGATTCAAGGCTGCAACTAAGTTTAGAGCAGGTGAGAAACTAGCTACAGCACTTGGAGTAAGTGCTGGTTCAAAGGTTGCCCTTGCAGAAAAGGTTGGTGATGATTTGTTTACTGTTATACAGAAAAATCTTATTGGTGAATCTGATGAGATTTTAACTGCTGCAAAAGGTAGACTTAAGAATGCTGGAATAGCAGATGATTTCATTGAAGGTACAGTTAAAGAAGAAACAGATAGGCTATTAGGTTTAATGGATTCAGATGTTATTGATCCTAATGTAGCAAATGAAGCATTAAAGAATATCATGGAGATTGCTCCTGGATTAGCTGAGGACGTTATTGATAAAGGTGGTATTAAATTCTTTGGTAAAACAATTCTTGAGGGACAAAAGATTAGAACTGCTGTCTCAGCAATACCTTACATGAAACAGGTTGACACCGCAACAGAGGATATGAGAATGGCAATTGGTAGTTTATTTAATCCAGAAATACAAGGTAGTTTAAAAACTGGTTTTAAAAGAATGCCACAGGAATTTCTTGATTATCAAAAACAATTAAATGCTTTTAAATTAGCAAATGGTAATGATGCATTAAATAGAGTATTCTCTACAATGAGTGAACTTGGGCTAAAGACAGAACAACAGGCACAAGACTTATTTAGAATGTTGGCAACAAAGGAATCTCCTGCTGATCCCAAAATGGCACAGGCTATTAAAATGATTAGAGAGATTGACAGTGAGGTTTTAGTTCAGGCTAGAGCAAGTGGTAAGAATGTATATGACTTTGTTGACAGAATACCATATCTTATATCTAAGTCTGAAAAGGCAAGACCTATTGAGAATATATTTTCTTCTCCATTGTCAAGTACAATGACTATTGCTAATCAGAAAAAGAATGTTGCATTTAGAGCTGTTGGTAATTCAGACCTATTATTACTTGGTGATGAGGGTGCTAATCTAAAAAACTTTACACCAGATGTTGCAACAAAGATACTTGGTGATGATACACTTGTCAAGGGTGCATTAGATGAATATGTAAAGAAGATAGATGGAGAGATTCTAAATATGGAAACATTAGAATTGTCAAATAAATCTGAGCGTATAGCATCTTTAATAAAACAAAAAGAAGAAATACTCGCTGGTAAATTTGATAATGTATTTATTGACGAGGGAAGTAAAGATGTATTCTACCGTGACGCTGCAACACTTGATGAGATGATGACAATGCAGGGATTTCAAGGTTTAGATGATATTGACTTTGTACAAACATATATGAATAGTATCATGCGTACAATAAACCAAACCGCTAATGCAGAATTTGCAAATGACTTGGCAAGGTTTGGTGTACCAGCTAGTCAAGCACGTACAGGTATGATACCATTAAATGTTAAGAAATTATATAATGCAACTGATGAAGAAATATACTTTGACCCGCAGCTTGCTGAGAATCTTGACACAATGTTTATTCAAATGGGTAAACAGAGTCCTGATTTAAATATACTTACTAAAGCATATGACTCAGCCCTATCGGTTTGGAAGTCATCAGTTACATCTATTAACCCAGCATTCCACATGCGTAATGGTTTCTCTAATGTGCTTCAAAATGCACTTGACATTGGTGCTCAAGCATTAAACCCAAAGAGATTTGGTACATCAGCATCACTTATTAAAATGGGTAAGAAGTTGGATTCATTTAATGAACAGATGGCTAAGTTTGAGTTTACAGACACAGCTAAATATGGTGAACTACTTAAGGAGAAAGATGAACTTATGTCAAGGGTTGTATTTAAAGACGAAAGGCTTGGACACAATTGGACTTTCGGGGAAATATACAACACAACAAAA